ATTCACGCCAACCTCATTCCCGCTAATTTGTTCCTAAAGAAATACATGCCCTGCTGTCTCACCAATCAACTCGACGTAAAGAGTCAAATTATTCTGACAAATCGCAGCAATATCTGGACCGGGGATGGCGAATATATTATTGAGGGTAACGGTGAGTTCAGAATTCGTTGTGGCATATGGCGTTATTGATGCTGTCAAATTTGATATTACATCAACAACACCCTCAATAGAAGAATCAATGAGTTTATTCCCAACATGAAATCCCTTTATCATCGAGACTTCGTTGAACATCTTGAACCCAGCAGGGTGCAGCATCGACAGAAGGGAATCTTTGACCTTTTCTATGTGCATTTTATGACACCGAATTGCGCTTACGTAGCCGGAACAGAAACACCGACAGTCCAATCATCCACAATGATGTTACCATCCTCATCCATCTCAGCCACATGTTCCTGAAATTTCTTGAGATCAGTTTCTGTGCGCTGAATGGGCGTTCTATTATTGACTGCACTATACAACAGCATCTTTGCAGTGAACGACAGGGTATGTGTGACCAACCTTCTGGTCGAAAAATCTCCTTCGTAATCATCCGAAACGGATATCGAATTCAACACCAACGGAATATCTTGCTTTATTGACATTTCCGGAAGAACGTCAATCGTGAAGCTATATTCCGGGGTAAACAGAGGATGAATCTGTTCGACCAAAGCCAATCCATCCTCGATACCCTTGGTGATGATATACAACTGGAAATCCACATTATACGGAACAGGCGTATAAACCGCGTCCAGAACTCCGTCTTTGTAGCACTGAATTTTGTTGTTGCGATTCACCATCCTAGTTGAATCGTATTGATACCCCGTTATGTCAAAAGACATCCGAGGTAAAGTCAAATAAGTTCCCCCGGTTAGATTCGCGTCTTGCTCAATTCGAACCAACAATTTTTCTTTTGCTGCAAACGCAATCGGAGTTGATATAATCTGCGACTCTTCCTGGTCTTGATTCCGACGAATTACCTTGAGTTGGCTGAATAGCGCCCCGAAAGCAATCGTTGCTTTCTTTATAGTCTCATGATAGAACGGAACTTCAAACATCGCAAATTAGATGCTGCCAAAAGGGTTATTCTCATCCCAAATGAACTGGTCTGCGCGTTCTCTGAACTTCGAATTGTTTCCGAACGAATTTGGAACTTCCGGTGGATTGACTGTCACGTCTGTGCTCTTGTTCGTCACAAAAGCATCGATCTCATCAACACCAGTTTCCAGAACTTCGCTGCTATACCGGAACAACTCAACAGTCAACTTATACGTATACAGTTGACCGAGCTGATAGAATGCATCTTGATGCTGGACAAACATGATCTCAAAAAGACCACCTGTCATCGGGAAATATAACAGATCTCCCTCGGCAGGTCTATTCGGAAGAATTGTCTGACCATATCGACCAACTGCCTTTGCCCAACTGCGACGAGCAACTGTCAGTGTAGCTGACTGCTCCATTGTAAGCCCGAACTTCGAAGCAAAGGCACCCTGCCCCTGAAACCCACCATCGCTATTCTCCATGTACATGACAATGGGATATGCATTCTTAAATCGACTCAACCTATCCTCACCGAACAAGTCATCCTTTCCGACAAATGTTCTTGGGATATACATGAAATCCACACCATGCATTTCCACTGCTTCTGTGATCATTGACTCCACCAGAAGGTTCTCATTGCCATATACCGAATTGTGTAAACGTAGGGTCATTTGTTTGCCTCAACTTTATTTTGCTTTTTTCTCAAACTTTAGTTTACTTCTGTTTTTAATACGGTATAATCATTAGTGCAGGGATGATGTTATTGTAACTATAGAAACCTGATTGAACTGTTGCTTGAATCAAACAGAGTAAGTCGAGCGAAGCGAGACGTGCGAAGCACCGGGGAATCAAGGTTACTTAGCCCATCTGGAACTCAAGAACTGCCAATTGGTTCATGATGTTATCTTCGATCTCAGCTACCTCGGCTTTGCCTTCTTCATACAGAGATTGTCCATCAATAGTCACGCCGCCTGGCAATTGAATCCCCTGATACTTCTTGACATTACTTCCCCATTGTTTTTTGATCAACGCAGTAACATGTTCCTTGAACAGTCGCTCATCCCATAATTTCGGGCTAGTTGATGGGTCAAGCGCAGTGTATGCATCAAGGAGAATGTATTGCCCTTCATTCAATCCCTCTGTTCCCCACCGCTGGTCAATATGAAGCCGATTATTTAGTCGATTAAAACGAAATTGCCTCTGTGTGTTCAACAAATTATCGATCAATGCCAAGTGACTCATGGCTTGTGAATAGTAGATTAGGCTAGTGCTGGTCAAGTCACGTAGATCGTTCATCCGCAGCTGATATTGCAGATCGAATATATTAGTTGAGCTGGAACTCGAGCTCGTTACCGTAGGAAATACGCGATTCACTGCCCATACGCTATCTGGCAACGTGATGTATTTGTTCGTAACATCCTCTGCAGTGATAAGGTGCTTTAGGTAGACCTTTTCGATTCCATCAAAATAGTACTCTCTGAAGAAAGCAATAGATTCGTCGATCCGATCCTCAGCCTGTTCGTCTGAAACATCGATGTTGATCAAAGGAGCACCCAATGCACGAAATGCATATGCCTTTAGTTGTTCGCGATTAGTTACTGGCATGACGCCTCCTTGTTATTTTATATTTAGAGATTATAGGGTTTGTTCTTCTATGAGTTGTTTCAAGGCATTCTTTCCGATATCATAGTCCGGCAGAATCCTCAACTTATACTTTGCCGTTCTTTCTTCAACAGTTGTTCCTGCTACATGCGATCGCGCAGTGACAAGAATCTCGACGTCAATTGTGTTCGGGTTCTTTTCGTATTTGTAAATCTCGACCTTCTCTCCACCAGGAAATGCCAAGGTTCTACTTTGAATCAATTGGCTGTTCTTTTCGTTGAAGTATTCTTTTGTCGGGATAACGGCATCATATGAATTGGCATAGAACTTCAGGTCTTGCTTTACCTTTTCCTTTACAAACAAGTCATCTAGGTATACATTTCCGTTTGCGTAATTTACCTTACCGACACTCTTTAGAATTTTCGTTTGTATTGGTGTAACTTGTTGAACCAAATTGACTGTGCCTGTCCCATCATCCATCAAGAAACAAAGAAGGTTTCTTTCGGAGTAGAAGCTGTCACTATAGAAACTCTTTCCTGTGCTTATTGGATTCAATTTTGAATTGAAGCTCAGATCGTAATCTCTTGCCTGATTCTCAAATGGAACCATTACGCGTTCTGTTGTGAATGTTGAATTCTGTGCGTATATTATCTTCGGGGTGTTTGCTGTTATCAGAGCTTGATTTCCTGCAATCGCGGAGCTTATTACGTTTGATGGATTGTTGACAACAACGATTTTCGTTATCTCTGTTGTTACAAGTGGGTCTGTTTGGTTGAAGTTGCTGGTGATTGAATATACAGCTGTTGGTGCTGACTCAGGGTGACTTCCAAGTATGACACTATTTGGCGGGAAGAATCCATCAACAGGTCCACCGCCATCCGATCCGTCCGTGTTTCCATCCACGTCAAGAAGCGGATAGCAAGAAACAGCTGCAAGTAATTCCCCGACAAGAGAAATTTGAGGTGTTTCTTCTTGGATGACCGCTTCGGCAGTTACATTGATATTTGCTGCGAGCGAAACTTCAGCGGTCAAGTTTGCAGTTACTTCTGCAGTCGCGTCTATTAGTGATTGAAGCGAAGTGGAAGTCGCCAAACTGGCTTCTGCAAGAGCATCAGCAGATATATCTGCTGCCAAATTATTCAAAAGGGAAACGGTGGCATCAGCGGTCGCTTCAGCAAAACAAACAGAAGAAAGATTATTTGATATCGATATTACTGCTTCTGTTGTAGCAGTTGCGTCAATTGCTCCTGTAAAGTTAATATCAACGCCGATCGTCGCTGTTGCGCTGGCGGTTGCTGTTTCAGATGCCTGAAGTTGATTATCCAGATTAAATGACGCAGACACTGTTGCAGTTGCGTCAATCGTAGCAGAAAGGGGTCTATCAACTAAAACTGAACCAGATGTAACCGCAGTTGCGTCAATCGTAGCAGAAAGGGGTCTATCAACTAAAACGGAACCAGATGTAACTGCAGTTGCTGATTCCGCTGCCAACAAGTTATTCGTGATGTTGATGGAACCAGATGTAACTGCAGTTGCGTCAATCGCTGCCGAATTGTTTTTCGATACTAGTATCGTCGCAGAAACGACTGCTGAGCACGATATGTTGGCTTGTGTGGATACCTCAACAGACAGTATGTCTGATATCGGTGATGCGCTTAGAGCGTTGAACCCTAACATTTATTTCTTATGGTGGTGAGCCGCCATATGCAACGGCTCTGAGGGTAACAGTTCCTGAACCTGTTATAATGGCACCAACGCTACTTGGACTAACTTGAACCAAGTATTGTGCTGTATAAATCTTGGTTCCTGTGATCGCATTCGCAAGAACGGTGACCGATGCCGTTTGCCCGCTGTCAATTGACAGCCAACCAGTTGTTGGCGTGCTTGAACCAGATCCAGTTCCGATCCCACTCAGAACTCCTGAAACTCTGGTGAATCTTGCGTAATGTCCGGGCATCCAAGTGAAGTTTCCGGATGTAGTCGTGGGTGAGACCCAATCGCCAGAATAAAATGGGGTATCGGCTATGTCATATACATTCCATTTTCCGTCGCTTGTTAGCGTGAGCCTAACGACAGTATCGTTGGTTCCATCAATTTCGTATGTTTGTCCATCGAATGAAATGGGATTGGTCACCATAGGTCCGAGCTTCGTTCCGTAAAACTGGTCAAACCCAAGATTTGTGTTCGTGAATGTCCCGGTCGTTCCATTGTCTTTTGCCCAGCGCACCCCGCGATAAATGCCCAAGTCATTTCCAAGACCAAATTCAGCATTTATCGCTGCCATGGTCAATGCCCCGGTAGTCGGTAAAGTCATGGTCAGGTCTCTTCTTATGGAATGCCATCTGCTGATCCAACTGCAGTCAGCGAAATTGTTCCAGATGATAATATATTCGTGCCAGCCGAATTGTCGCTTATTTCTACGAAATAATCTGCGGTGCAATATTTCGAATTGACCGCTGCGCTAGCCGTGACTGATACCGATCTACCAGTAACCCCACCGCCAAGCGATAACCAACCTGTTGATGGAGAGCTTCCTGCGGAACCTACTCCACCAATGCCACCAACCGTCTCGGAAGTTCGCGTGAATCTGACGTAATAACCATTCGCCAAATTCATGTTTCCAACTGATGATGGTGACAACCACGCGCCGGAAACTGGCAACGAATATTCGCCATCTATTGTGTAAATTCCGTCGCTCTGTATGCTTAGAATTATAATTGCGGTACTCGATGCGTAATTCTCAGTCGTGTAAGACGCTCCATTAAATGGAAGTGGCCACACCACAGAAACAGAAGCAGGGAGCTTCGTTCCAAGAAAATCATTTATCGAAATCAAACCAGAGGAGAAATTCCCAGAAGAGCCATCGTCCTTTGACCAACTGGTTCCTCTGTATGAAAACAAATCGGTTCCCCGAGAAAACTCTGTGTTTATTTCATTGAGGG